GGTACAGCTGCCAGCGGCTGCTAGTGCTGGTTTTCACCTCCACCAAACCAGGCTCACCAACCACCGTGCGGTCAAGGCTTGCCATTGCCCACGGGGTATCAATGCGCCGCACAATGCCATTGCTGCGCTTCAACTTCCTGCCGGTTTCTAGCGTGTACCAATCAGCCACAGCCTGCTCAAGCAGGATGCCACGGGTGGCAGCCTCACCTGCTGGCTGCTCTTGAATCAGCCCGCTCTTTTGTGCCCACAGCTCGTAGCGCGTTTTGTATGGTGAGAGCCCCGCAATCACCACCGCATCAGTTGCTGTGATTCCATCCTTGCGCAACTCAAACCACTCTGGTGACCGCTGCGCGGCCTTCACGAATTCAAACACTCTTGCCATTACTTCCCTCCTGCTTTCAGTCTGTAATCATTGAGCCGGCTGATAGCCCACGCCAACTGCCGCTTAGCCTCTGCCAGATTCTCGCCGCCCTCCAGCTTGTAAATGTCAACCACCCTGCGCCAATGCACCGCTGCGCAATCCTCACAGAGCCGCTTCAGTTTGTGTGGCTTTACCTCACTCTCTCGCTGCGCCTTGCAGGCTTCACATCGCCACTTGACCATTTACTTGCCCTCCTTTTTTCTATCCTGCTTTGCCCAGCCTGTGCCTTTGTATTGCACCGCTGGTGCATTGATTACGCGGGGCATAAAGCACCCGCACTTTTCACAGCGCGGAGTGAGTGACGCATCAATGGTTTGCAGCCGCTCATCAAGCGCTTTACATACGGGGCACTGATACACATAGAGCGGCACTAACTTAGCCACGCATAGATAAACACCCAGCCAGCGAGCGCAAAGAGTAGCTGCGCAATAAAGCGCAGTTTATCTGCACGCTGCTCACCGCGCACTAGGCGCGGCACGCTAAGCGGGCGCATATCAGTGAGCACCACCGGCTCATCAGCCCTGTTCAGTTTCACTTGCTCACCTCCACAAAGTATGCGGTGCCAGGCTGGTGCTGCGGCAGAAAGTATGCGTGGCAAGGTGCGCTGAGATTGTCACCAATCCCGCCCACCTCAGCCTTCAATTCGCTATATGCTGCGTGCCATTCGGTAGCGTCAACGGGCTCATCAAGCTTCACCACTAAATGATAGTGCGGCTCAACTTCGCTATGCGAGAAACTGCTATAGGCAACCCACTCACGGCCAACCAAAGCCTCTTTGGCTTGCTCGTATGCTGTGCCCCCGTCAACATCAACCACCAGCGCATTAACTTGCCGCACGCTGTCATTGTTGCGGGCACCACCTTTGCGAAGGCTTACCGGTGATCAAAGCGCTTGCGCCTTTTTGTTTTTGCTTGGCAGGTGGTCTTGCAGCATTGCCACAAGGTCTGCCCAGCTCTCAACCGTGCGCGCTGGCTTTGTCTTAAACAGGCTTGGGTAAACTACTGCAAAGCTCATTGCATCCCTCCCGCTGCTAGTAGCAGCACCATTGCAAACATAAACAGCGCTACACTCAGCGCCTCAGCAATTAGGGTACGCATCAGCGCACGCCCATCATCAGGTTATTGATTGCATCGGCGCTGTTCTTATCGCCATACTTGGCAAGCCAATATGAGCCGCGCACGGCAGCCGCTGCAAGGTCATAGTGCGAGCGTGCCCGCTTCGCAGCGGTCTTGGTTGCAAGCGCTACGCTTGCCTGCTCAACATTCACCGGCTCCATAAGTGCGCCATCGCAAATGTTGCCAATGATTTCTGCCAGCTCTTTTACAGTGCCCTGTGCGCTGTGTGCCTTTGCCATTTTCACTCTCCCTATCAGGCCCACCGTTTGGTGGATTCACTCCCTGACTCCCATAAGGTACACCCACCCCTGCAACGCTGTCAAGCCGTTTGCAACGGCTGTTGCGTGGCTATTTTTTATGCAGGATGGATAGTAACAATCGGAGGGTAGCCCCCGCCCGTGAGGAGGGTACGGGCGGGGGTCAAGCAGCCTCTCAGGGCTGCTTAGTCAATATCCTCTGAGCCTGCCAGCTCAACAGCCAGCGCAATGCAATCGCGGCAATAGCCCTCACCCTCAACCACCGCATAGCCTGCGCCTAGCGCAACGATAGACTCATTGGCTTTCCATACGCGGCTGCTCAGTCCACACACCTCACAGCGCCCCCAAGGTGGTGGCTCTTTTGCGGCAGCGTATGCCATTGCCGGTTAGCGCTTCAGGCGCTCTTGGTACACGGCAGCCTCAATGGCCGCGCCAATGGCTTCATCGTCCAGCTTGTAGCCACGCTTTAGGCACTCAGACTTTACGAGCGCAAGGGCGGCTGCCTTTTTGGCTTCTCCTTCCTCTGTGCCCAGTGTCTGCTCAATGGAGCGCACCGCGGTGCGAGCAAGCGCCTCAACCATTGCAAACTGCTCAGCGCTCATACGCGCTTTTAGGTAGCCAATAATCTGCTTGCCCACATAGCCAAGCGCACCGATTGCCACAGGCACCAAGCCAATAATCAGCGCATTCAATAGGTCAGTAATCAACGGATTCATTCAGCTGCCTCCTTTTTATTAATCAACACCATTGCGGGCGGTGTTGGAAACCCAGCATTGCCCTTGCTATCGCGCAAAGTTTTAACTTCCTCAGGCAGCGCCCACCTTCCCTCTTTGCCTTCCTGCATCGTAGGGCACGCATACTCCCAAGTGGAGTTGCTATAGCCAAGCACCACCCAGTGCCCGTAGGTTGCAAGCGGCTGCTTGCGCCAGTAATCGCGCTGCCACTTTGAGCGTAGGCGGTCTGGCACTACCTTTTGGCTGGCTTGAATATTCAAGATGAGGATGCTGCCGCTCTTGACTTTGTTGCTCGCGTCACTCCAGTCATACACAATGCGCGCCCTCAGCCCCAGAATCTTTGCAGCCTCACGCAGCTGCGCAGCGCTCGTACCCTCTGCGCCGGTAGGCGTATCAACACGCCCAGCCTGCTCACACGCCTTGTGCGCCTGCTTGGTGGTGGTATCAAAGCCCAGTGCGGTTGCGGCGGTAGCCAGCGAGGCAGGGCCGCAATCATCCATAGCCTTTACACCAAGGCGCTCTGCCAAGCCAAGCTGCGAGCGCACCTTCAGAATCATTTGCCCTGCCCTTGCAGCCAAGTAATCAAGCCGCCCAGGCCTGTCAGCCCCAATAAAAAGATAATGCCCTTAGCCAGATTGAGCGCACCGCGAGATTCTGCCAGGTCAATTTTAATTTCAGTCAGGTCTTTCTCAATGCGGTCAAGCCGCTTAAGAATCTCGCTGCTTTGGCTTGCGGTCATAATTCAGGCTCCAATGGTGCAGGCTCAGCAATAAGCTCTGCAATGCTTTCTACAATCTCTGGGGCTGGCGGTGGTGCGAATACGCCATCAGTATACGAGCCGCCAATCCACACCGCCTGCTCAGCGCCCACAGGGATAACCTGCGTTGCGCCAAAGAGTGTGGCGTAGTCGCTCAGAAACTGACTGAGTTGCTTGTCCGTCAGCGCGCCAGTGATGACATTGACCACGATGCCGTCAGCGTTCAGGAATGCATAGTTCATTGGCTCCTCCTTATGCGATGTAAGCAATGATGACAAAGCCGCCGCGCCCTGCGCCGCCAGCGCCGCCAGTTGCCGTCAGAATGCTGCGGTCATAGAAGCCAGTGTTGCCGCAGAGAATGACTGCGCCGCCGCCACTGCCGCCGCCGCTTCCATAGTAGCCAGCCGTTCCTCCAGCACCGCCAGTTGCGGTAATGGTGACTGTGCCGCCAGTGAGCGCTGTGCCTTGCACTGCCACTGCTGCCCCTCTCCCGCCTCCACCAGCGCCGCTGTTCACCGTCGGGTCGCCTGCCGTTCCGTTGCTCGCTTGCAGCAAAGTTGGAGAGAGCGCGGTGCCAATCGCCACACACTTCGCACCGCCTCCACCTGCGCCAGCGCCGATGAGTCCTGCGGCTGGAGTTGTGCCAGCAGAAGGCGTGCCGATAGATGTCGTGGTTGTTGCTGTTCCAGATTTCGTGAATTCACCAGCCGCGCCAGCGCCACCTGCGAGCGGCCCTGTGGTGAACGGCACGATGGTGATACCCGTGCCGAAGGCGGCAGAGCCTGGCGCTGGCGAGATGCTGCTTGCTGCTGTGCCGCTCGCAG